TTAGACCGTTGGTCTGATGATGATTACTATCCAAAAAAACAAAAAATTAAACGTACAAAACCTCGCAAAAATGATTTGGATGGTGTAAAAAAAGGTCGTACGTTTAAATCAACTAAAAAATAAATTATGGCTTACGAAAGACAAATAAATGAACATTTAGAAAGATTAGATCAATCTTTAGCACGTTTACATACAATGGTTAAAAGAGGCGAAAATGCAGCTGCTAGTCGTTTTATGTTAGAAGGAGAATTAAAAGATTGTTTTGAAGATCTTAAAAATATAATTACTATATCACACACAGGTAATTATGGGGCTAGAGGAGTTCAAAATACACGTCCACTTTAATATGTTATCAGCAGAAAAAATCCAAGCAAATTGGGATCGTTATATAGGTGTAATAGAAACTTGTTTTTCAAAAGAAAGAACAGACATATTATTACCATTTTTAGACAAATATAAAGAAAGAATGATGATGATGCCTGCCTCAAGTAAAAATTGGCACCATTCAGCATTTGCAGGTGGTTATACTGATCATGTTTTACGTGTATATGATTGCGCTAATTCGTTATATAAAACGTGGAAATTAATGGGGGGTGATATATCCACATATACCGTTGAAGAAATGCATTTCGCCGCTTTATTTCATGATTTAGGTAAGATGGGCCAACAAGAAGGCGAGTACTACCAACCAAACGATTCACAATGGCATGTTGATAAATTAGGTATGGTTTATAAATTTAATACCGACATTCCTGCAATGAAAGTTCCAGAAAGGTCATTATTTATACTTCAAGAAATTGGTTGTAAAGTAACTCAAAACGAGTTTATTACAATTAAAATTCATGATGGTTTATATGATGAGTCAAATAAGTTTTATTTTATGTCTGGTCAAAAAGAAACTAGATTAAGAACACATTTACCATTATTAATGCATCAAGCAGATCATATGGCTGCTCAAATTGAATTTGAATTATGGAATAATGCATCAAATAGCATTCCTAAATCAAAACCAGCTAATGCAAGTAAGGGTGATAAAACACTTAGGGCAGCTAAAAAAATAAACACAGAAAATAACCCAAAATTAGCATCAGCAACGTTAGATGTTATAGATTCATTTTTTAAAGATTAAAATATGACAACACTTAGTATTATATTATTAGTATTATTAACAATAGTTATAACTTCTTCTTTTTTTATAATTAAAAATTTAATTTATAAAAGTGAAACTTTAGAAGATTTTATATCAAAACAGAGTGAAGCTATCCAAGCATGTGATCAAAGATTGAAACAAATAGATGATAAAGGTATATTTTATTCTGATGATCAAATAGGATGGTTTTTTAAAGAAGTACAAAAAATACAAGAAGCATTAAACGAATTTACCCTTAAATAGACCCTTAAATGTTAAATGAAAAAAAACTAGAACCGGCTACCACCGGTTCTCTTACTCCCCCACCAGTTGTTAAAAAGAAAAGAGGTAGAAAACCATCTAAAAAACAATATTTTACATCAGATGTAGATGTAGCTATACAAGAATATTTAGCATCATCTAACCAAGCAGAAAGAAATGAAATATACCGTACTCGTATAGCATACGCTTTTTATAAATTAGCTGAAAATTTAATCCATACATTTAAATTTTATTATACAGAAGTTGAATCATTAGAAGATTTAAAACATGAAGTATGTTGTTTTTTCTTAGAAAAACTAGACTACTGGAAACCAGAAAGAGGTACTAAAGCATTTAGTTATTTTTCTATTGTAGGTAAAAATTATCTTATATTATATAATAATAACAATTATAAAAAGAAAAAACAAAAAGCAGATCCATTAGCTGCTGATGAAGATGAAGGAGTATTACGTCAATTAGGTAGGGATCAACGTAAACAAGATATAAAAGATTTCATAGATTATTTTACTGAATATGTAGATAAACATATGTTTACTATATTTAAAAAAGAACATGATAGAAAAGTATGTGATGCTGTAAATATATTATTTAAAAGAAGAGAAAATTTAGAAATATTTAATAAAAAAGCATTATATATTTATATAAGAGAGATGACAGGTGTAGAAACCCCAGTAATTACTAAGGTAACTAAAACCCTTAAAAAAATATATAAAAAATTATATACTGAATATAATGAAACAGGATATATAAAAGTTTAACTTTTTCCATATTTATAATAAAACAGTATGGATCCACTAAATCAAATATTATTTGACGATAAATCTTTTAGTGATTTATTAAAGGAAATTCATGGTAACCAAAAGAAAAAAGCTAAACAATTAGCTCAACTTATAGCAGAATTACGTCCTTTAGTACAATCATTAGGTGATGCTACTGTAGTAGTCCCATTAATAAAAGAATATATGGAAATTAGCGTTAAAAACGATGACGCTCTCCTAAAAATGGCAGCTATTGTTCAACGTTTATCTACGGGTACAGTAAATTCAGGTGATGGTGGGTTATTAACAGAAGAAGAAATGGCTCAACTTCAAGATTTAACTGAAGAAATAGCTAAAACTGTTGAAGAACCTAAACAATTAGAAATACCTGATCAAAATGAGACTAGCTAGAGTTCAAGAAGTTATAACAGACAAAGAACTTCAAGAAAAATTTTATAATTTATATGGGAAAGAAAATTCTATAGGTTCTATTTTATTTACTTATTTAGATGAACCTACACCTATAAATTTTAATCCATCTAATTGTAAAGTAGCTAAACCTTTAAATTATAATATATCACATTATCCTGTAGCAGGTGAATTAGTTCATATTCTTATAGAACCTAATGAAAGATATAACCAAAATGGCTCTAAAGATTTTTATTATCAAGCTCCTTTATCTATTTATCAACTACCAAATAGTGATGCATATCCAGATAGTTTAGACGAAAATGATGAATTTTATAAGGGACAATATTTTCCTGAGTTAAATAATATAAATCCTTTACTTCCATATGAAGGAGATATTATGATAGAGGGTAGATTTGGCCAATCAATAAGATTTGGTTCAACTATTGATAATACAAAAGTTACAAAACCTAATAGATGGAGTAATGAAGGAAGCATAGGAAATCCTATTACTATTATTAGAAATGGACAATATAGTAACCCTAATATTGAAAATGGGGAAAGAATATTAGAAAATATGGATGAAGATAATTCTAGTATATATCTTTGTTCTAGCCAACAATTATCTAATTTTCAACCAGCTTCTTTACATGATGAATCATATGGTCAAGATATATTTAAAGAAATACAAAAAGAAGAACCTATAATTTCAGATTCAGAAATGACATCAGATGTAGAAGAAGATATAGAATTAAATAGAGCATCTAATTTACCAGCAGAAGAATTACAACAATTAGAAGAACCAATAGAAGATACACCATATGCTTATTATGATGTAGCCCAAACAGAATTAATTGATAATGATTTTTTTGATGATGCTGAAAATTTACAAAATACTAATAACACATAAAAATGGCTTTAGATTTTTACTACGAAGAATATTATGTATCAAAAACTGCTAATAAAAATGGCATTAATAATACACCGGGAATAGATGCTAATTTAGGTTCTGAATTTTCAGAGGCTACTATTAAAAATAATTTACAAAAACTTCATAATAATGTTATAAGTCCCTTAAGAACCGCTTTCCCTCCTGCTACAAATTCAGGAGGAAAAGATATATGGATATCATCGGGATATAGATCTACAGCTTTAAATTTACGTGTAGATGGAGTAGAAAATTCACAACATAAATATGGATATGCAGTTGATGTATTTAGTCTTAAAAGTCCTACTTCTTTAATATTTAATTGGTGTTATCAAAATCTACCTCAATGGGGTCAATTAATTTGGGAATATCCTGAATTTGGGAATTGGCAAATAGGTAAGGCAAATATTTCATGGGTTCATATATCATATGTTGAAGGAAAAAATAAAAACAATACATCTATAGCAACTAAAAGAGAAGATTTACACGAAATGTATAAATCCGAAAATACAACTAGAAAAGGAGATTATACTCATGGTATAAAATTAGCAGACGAAAATTTATTATAATGGCATATACACCTCAAGCACCCGGTACATATCAGGGAAATCAAGTATTAATTAATTCAGATAGATTAATTTTTAATGCTAAAGAAGATAGTATCTTATTATTTTCAGATAAAGCTATTGGGTTTAGTACTAATGGTAGTTTTCATTTTGATACTAGTTCAGATGAAAATGAAAGTAAATTCGTAGTAAATTCTCCTAATATTTATTTGGGATTAGAATTTGATAATACTTTACCTGAACAACCAGCAGTATTAGGTAATGAATTAGTATCATCTTTAGTAGAAATAGTAGATTTAATAGCAAAAATATATCAAGATTTATCATTTAGTATATCTTTTATATCAACATCACCTGGTACTCCTACAGGATTAAATCCTACTAATTATAATATAATGCAAAAAAGAATAAGAGAAATACAAAATGTTAGAGATAGTTTTGAATCATTTAAAAGCCAAAACACAAAATTAGTATAATATGTCAACTCAGAGTATAAAAAATATAGTATCTTCTCAATTAGATTCAGTTTTAGTAAATGCTAAACAAAAAATTAAAGATGAGGGTAAGAAAAAAATTATAGAATTAAAACAACAAATTCCTACACCACAAGAATTAGCTCAAAAATTAAAAGTAGATATTAATGAAGATTCTTGTAGTGTTAAAGGTGCTAATAAATTTCAAGATAAATTTAAAATAATAGAAGAAAAACTTAAAATAATAGAAAACTCAGCAACTAGTGCTTTAGATACACTTAAAGTACCAGAAGAAAAATTAAATGATATTTTAAACGCAGCAGATAGTGGTCCTATTGGTAAAATCAAATCAGCAGAAGAAAATTTAAAAGGTATAGTAGAAATATTTCAATATATAATTACTTTATCTCCTTTATTATTTTTAGCAAACTCGGGTCCTACAAGCTCGGGGGCCGTACAAAACGATATAACTGAAAAAAGAAATTTAGCAAAATCTAGAGTAGGAGAATATTTAGCTTTATTTTCTACAATTCCCCTAATGATATTACATTTTCAAAATCAAGCTAGACAAACACTAACTCCCTTAAATTTATTAAAATCTAAAATCCAATTTATAAAAAATGAAGTAATAAAATTAAGATTATTTTTAGCGGGTTTATATTTAACTTATGAACAAAGATGTGATAATTTTGTAAATAATAATAATGATGATAATAATATTGATAATAATAATGGAGGTGAACTTTCTGATTTAGATAAACTTTTACAGCTTTTAAAAGAGCAATATGGTGATGTATATCAGCAGTTAATTCAATCATCAAATTCATTAGCTATTCAAAGAGTTTATACTCTTAATGAAAACTTTGAAGAAAACTATAATATTAGTTTTAAAACAATTAATCCTAGTTTAGGAGAAGGATCAGAATACCCAGGAACATCTTCTACATTACCAGATTAAAAAAAAATAAAAAAAATTATATTTATTAACAAACATTAATTATTAACATGAAAGCAAAAACTTTTGAAAATCTAATTAGAAAAGTAGTTAGAGAAGAAATCGATTATGCATTACGCAGAGAAATTAAATCACTTAAAGAAGATTTACGTGATGAAATTAAACCATCTATAGTAGAACATACTGAAAAAATGGTTGAAGTCCCACAACAATCATCTTTAAAAGAAAAAATAATGGGTAAATTACCTATTAAACAACGTCCAAAACAAAATTTTGTAGGTAATAGTACCTTAAATGATCTTTTAAACGAAACCGCAGCAGGAGATACAAATACTCAATCAGCTATGGCCCCTGCTAGTTTATCCCAACCATTTGCAACGGGAGCCCCAATGCCTATGGATACAGCAGGTATGCCTACTGAAGTAGCAAATGCAGTAACAAGAGATTATAGTGGTTTAATGAAAGCAATAAATGAAAAAAAAGGAAAATAATATATGCCTATAATTAAAGGAATAAGAAGAATTAACCCTTTAAATCTTAACAAAAATGTTACGATTGGGGTAGCTTTTCCTTTAAATGAAAATAATATGTTTTCAGGTACTGAAACTATAGAAGATCAAAATAGAGCTAATCTTATTAGTATTTTATTAACACAACCTGGAGAAAGAATTAACCAACCAAATTTTGGAGTAGGAGTAAAAAATTTATTATTTGAAAATAATATAGATTTAAATTTTCTAAAAACCCAAATTCAAACCCAAGTTTCTCAATTTTTAGGTAATATAAAAATCACAGAAATTCAAACTGGCTCTTCAGATGACCAACATACAATTTTTATAAGTATAACATATAAATCTTTATTAGATAATGAGGAAGATTCTATACAATTAAATTTTAACTAATGGCTTACAACAAAGTATTAAATACACCTAAGGAAAAAGAGATAAAATATTTAAATAAAGATTTTAATTCATTTAAAGATAATCTTATTGAGTTTACTCAAACTTATTTTCCCGAAAATTTTAATGATTTTAGTGAAGGTAATCCAGGTATGATGTTTTTAGAAATGGCTTCATATGTAGGAGATGTTTTATCTTTCTATACCGATAACCAAATTCAGGAAACATTTTTATCTACAGCACAAGATAAAGAAAATTTATACAATATGGCATATGCCATGGGATATACCCCTAAAACAACTTCAGCTGCTAGTGTTAATTTAGATATATCTCAATTAGTTCCTTCAAAATTAATAAATGGTTCTTATGAACCAGATTATGATTACTCATTAGTTATTAGAGCTAATTCTACTTTTAATTCTTCTGAAGGATCATCTTTTTATATAGATCAAGATGTAGATTTTACATATTCATCTTCTTTAAGCAATATGGATGTAAGTATATTTCAATATGATACTTTAAATAACCCAGAATACTATTTACTTAAAAAAACTGTATCTTCAATTTCAGCTGAATCTAAAACTCAAACATTTGCTATTGGAGAACCAGAAAGATTTAAAACCCTAACATTATTTGACACAAATATTATATCAATTGAATCAATAACTGATTCAGATGGTAACATATATTATGAAGTACCTTATTTAGCCCAAGATACTATATTTGAACAAATAACTAATATAGGTGCTAATGATCCTACTTTACAACAATATAATAATGAAACCCCTTATTTAATTAAACTAAAAAAAGTTCCTAGAAGATTTATATCTAGAGTCAAACCGAATAATCAAATAGAAATTCAATTTGGGGCGGGTATAAGTGATAAAGCAGATGAACAAATAATTCCAAACCCAGATAATATAGGTTTAGGAATAAAAGATGGTAGATCTAAATTAGATAAAGCTTATGATCCCTCAAACTTTTTATATACAAAAGCATATGGTCAAGTACCATCAAATACAACATTAACAGTAACATATTTAGTTGGAGGAGGTTTATCTTCAAATGTAAATAGTAATACAATTATAGAACAAGGTACTTTATTTATTACTAATAAACCTAATTTAAATTCTGGGATGTTAAATTTTGTTAAATCTTCTGTAACATCTACAAATATAGAAGCAGCTAAAGGTGGTGGGGCTGGTGATAGTATAGAAGATGTAAGACAAAATGCTATAGCTGCATTTTCAACCCAAAATAGAACAGTAACTAAAGAAGATTATATAATAAGAACTTTATCTATGCCACCACAATTTGGGAGTGTAGCTAAAGCTTATATAACACAAGATGATCAAATGTCTCCTTTATCAACTGAACCTAATCGAATCCCAAATCCTTTAGCATTAAATTTATATACATTAGGATATAATCAAGATAAAAAACTCACTACACTAAACACAGCTACAAAAACTAATTTAGCTACTTATTTAGAACAACATAGAATATTAACAGATGCTATTAATATTAAGGATGCATTTATTATTAATATAGCATTAGATTTTGAAATAACTACTTTTAAAAATTATAATAATGAAAGAGTATTACTCCAATGTATTACAGAATTAAAAAATTATTTTAACATAGATAAATGGCAAATAAATCAACCTATAATAATATCTGATATTAAAAACTTAATAGGAGCGGTAGATGGAGTACAAACAGTAGAAACAGTAGAATTTATAAACAAAAACGGCCTTATAAATGGATATTCACAATATATTTATCCTATTAATCAAGCTCTTAGAAATGAAGTACTTTACCCATCATTAGATCCTAGTATATTTGAAGTAAAATTTCCCGATATTGATATTAAAGGACGCGTAACAACATATTAAAATGGCATATTATTTTTTATTCCCAGAATTAGATACAACATTATATAGTCATCCTGATAGATCAGAAATGAATACAGGTAATGATGAAATTCTTGAAATTGTAAAAGAAAGAGGATCAACAGATAATATTTTATATCCTTCAAGAATTTTATTAAAATTTAAAAATGAAGAAATAAAAACTGTTATTAGTGATGTAATAGGATCTTCTACATTCAATAATTTTACAACAGCAAGTCTACAACTTACAGCTGCGGAACCCCAAAATTTAATATCTACTTTAAATTTAAATCTATTTGCTTTATCACAATCATGGGATGAAGGGACAGGAAGATATTCAAATCTACCTACTAGTTCAAATGGGGCAAGTTGGAAATTTAGAAATAATACAACAGTAGCTACTGAATGGACTACTGCAAGTTTTGGAGCAGGATCAACAGGATCTGTAGAAAACTCTACTCAATTAACCCAAGGGGGAGGAGTATGGTATACAGGTAGTGGTTTTACTACAACACAACAATTTTTAATAGGAGATACATTAGATACTAATTTTAATGTAACTAATATAATAAAAAAACATTCAGCAAGTTTATTTGCTAGTGATACTTACCCTACAGGTATTGAAAATAATGGATTTTTAATTAAAAAACCAAAAACTGTAGAAGAAAATATATCCGCTAGTTTTGGTGAATTACAATATTTTTCAGTTGACACCCATACAATACATCCTCCTAAATTATGTTTTAAATGGGATGATAGTATCCATAATAAACAATCATCTGCTAAACAAAGTGGAGAATTAAATATTTCATTATATAGAAATAAAGAGAAATATAATCAAAATGATGAAGCTATATTTAGGATTCACGTAAGAGATAAATATCCTACTAGACAATTTGCATCTTCATCTAATTATTTAAACCCGGGATATTTTACAACAGCATCTTATTATAGTATAAGAGATGCCCATACGGAACAAGAAATAATCCCTTTTGATAATAACAATACTAAATTAAGTGCTGATGATGAGGGTATGTTTTTTAAAATTTTTATGAAGGGTTTGCAACCTGAAAGATATTATAGAGTTTTATTTAAACATACTAATAACGAAAGCACAAAAATATATGATGATAATTATTTCTTTAAAGTTATTAGATAATGGCAAATCAAAATATAAAATTAGAAAAATCTATTATAAGTAGTAAAACATCAAATGATTTATATAGTAAAAATTTTAATAATATAGCTAAATCTGATGTAGAAATAGACCAATCAAGAATATCAGATATATATGATATAGTTTTTTATAATACACCTAAAACAGGAACTTATTCACATACTTCTATAGTACAAAGAATTTTTGATTATATTCATGTTCCCCTTAATCGAACATTAGATAATAAAATAGAAACATTATCTGATAGTTTAATTGAGTTAAATAATGAATTAGATAATAGACAAAGTCCTTTTGAACCCCAACACCCGGTATATGCTAATGGATCTTTTATTATAGCGGGAGAAAATGGAGTTAAATATGATGGATTAGATACAGTTTATATAATGCAAGAAGGTTTAAAAAGACCTATTGCTAATACAGATATATATAAATCTATTAGAAAGTGTTTTGATCAGCCATATACTGGTTCAGCAATTTTTACTGGTTTATATTTTGTAAATTTAGAAGAAATAAACACTATAAATGAAGGAGCTAGAATAACAACTACAGATGATTTAAATATAACAGGAATAAATTTAGATGTTGAAGATACAGAAATAACAGCGTATTATTCTAGTTATATTTTAGAACTTGAATGTGTAGGTAATGAAATAGAAGATGCATCTGATTTATTAGTAATAGACCCAGATGCTCAATTTTACCTTAATGGTGGTTGTAGTATACGATATTTTGAGGCAGGTACTGAAGAAAATCGCAGGTCTGTCTTTAATCCTATACGAATATTAGGACTTAATCTTAATAAAGGCCAAAAACGAATTATCAGAGTGGGCAGAAATAATGATTTACAACCAACTATAGATGGTGTTCCCCCAAATGCATCTGATTATTATACAACCCCTAATGTACAATATAATGGTAATACAGTACAAGATTATATTAAAGCATGGGGTGAAGGTACTAAATATGATGGTATTGTAGATATAACGGGAAGAGTAAAATATAAAGAATTAGGTAAAGATACAAAAATATATGATAACCCTGGTAAACAAAAAATACTAAATGGATTACCTCCTAACTTTCTTATATCACCCCAAATAGTAGGAGAAGAATTAAGTATATATGGTACTAGAATAATATATCCGGGTGGATCTGACCTATATGGAGATCAACAACATGAAAGTTATTTACAAAATGAAGTATTTAATGACCCTACAAGTAATTATTATAAACCAGAATTTTATGGACAACCTATTTTTAGATATGATAGTGATTATCTTGTTTTATTGGGATATGAAGATACTAATTTAGGTAATTATATAGGCTTTTTATCTTTAGAAAAACAAGAAGATAGAGTCCCTACTGGATTAAATGCTGCGTATTTAGGTTTAGCTACTCTTGGATTTGCACTTGATAGTACTCCAATAAGATTTTATAAAAAATCAAAATTAAAAGAAGAAGACCCAAATGATAAACATATCTGTCCGTTACCTGAGGAAGATAGTGGTAAAGAATTTGGATGGAAAGATAGAGATTGGAATGTAAAAAGATTAAGATATAAAGGTTTTAAAAATACTCCAGCTTATGGTTTTAAAGTAGATGCAAGAAATTATGAAAGAGGAGGAAATAAAAATCCATTACAAGATGGATTTATATATCCTTCATATTTATTTGATAACCATCCAAATCAATGGACTCCTTGGAATTAATATATGGCACTTAAATTAAAAATATCAAAAAATCCTTTTAACCTTTCAGGTTCATCTAATAAAATAGTAGAACCTTTAAGTGATATACCTATATCAAATGTATTTACATCAACTACGTCTACTAACCAAACCTCAGTTAATAATGAATTAACTTCTAATTTAGCCCCTAAAAATTTACTCCCCCCATTATCCCCTACAGGAACCGTTAATTCTTTACCTTTTAATATAAATCTTAGTAAAAATTTTTATGGATATAATGGAGCTTTAGAAGAATTAGATGAAGAATTTATAGAATTTAATCTTACTAAATACACAACTAAAGATTTTTTTAATATATTTGATAAATTTTTTTATCAATTAGATAAAGATATATTACTTACTCCTATATTAGCAAGAAGTGGAAATTATATAGGAGGATATATAAATCCTAGAAATATAGAAATAAAAAATTTACAAAGAGAAATACAAAAAATAAAAGATGAAATAGATTCTATAGAAAAAGAACACCCTTACTTTAAAAATGGTAAAGTAATAGCCCTTGATGCATATAAAAATAATGCATCTGCAGCTGTAAATGAATCACAAATTTATTATATGCAGTCAGCAAAAAAAAGAATAATATTAGATAAAGATGTTTATAGGGGTATGAAAAATAGATTAGGAAAACCATCTGCTGGTAATACTGATCAAATAACAGACCAAGATTTTATAATTTTTGTAAAAAATTTAAATGCTATACCTATGGGTCCCCCAATTCGTAAATTTGATGATATTTATACACCGCCACAATTAGATGAAGATGGTGAATTAGGAATAGGCACTAATAACATAACCCTATATATTAATAGATGGCCAAACAATGCCATTAATGGAGAAGAGGTTAATGGTGGTTATGGAACTATTAGTACAAGAGATTAAAAAATGATTAAAAACTACATACAAAGAGATCAATACGCAGGAGGAGGAGGTGGAGGTTCCTACGGGGGAAATAATACAAACACAACCACAACTTCACAAAATACTACAACCCCATCAACTACAGGACCTGATATTATGATTACTGAAACAACTGAAGATCCTAATATAGGTTATGGAACTGATGATACTTTAGTATTAAATACTGTTTCTTCAAAAACAATAGATAGAACTTTTGGTAGAAGCGATGATTATATAGAATTACATATATATAATAATAATAATCAATTAATATATTCTGAAAAAGATTTTAAAGATTATCATTTAGTTTTAGAAGAAGGAAAATCAACTACAAGTAATATACAAGTAGATCCTAATAAAATATTAACAGACAGAGGATATATTACAGGACAATTTCAAGTTAAATTAAATATATTAAAAAATAAAATATTTAATTCATCTGATTTACCATTTATTTTAAAAGAAGTATCAACTAGTAGAAGAGAAATAAGATCAACTACATCAGTAGTTAAAAATAATACTTTTGATAGTGCAGTAAGTGGTTTTATTTCAGAAGTAGAATCTTCTGCTTATTTTAAAGAATTTTCTGTAAATTTTGGAAATGATATATTAATACCCTGTATTAATGTATTGTTAAATAAGGAACCAGTTAGACATGAATTACTATTAAAAACCTTAAATCCTTTACCAACTGATATTTCTATAAGAACTAATTTTAAAGTAGTTGAAGAAATTTCAGATCCTATTATTTTAAATGTAGATTTAGGAGATCCTCAATTAGTTAATGAAGGAATTCCTATACAAGGACCTAATTTTCATATAGATATAAGACAAAATAATTCTGTTCCTAGTGGTTTTAAAAGTTATGATGAATTATTATCATATAATATTACTTCTTCATACCAACACTTATTAAGTAAAATAGAAACCTCAGGATTAGAAATAGATATAAAATATGATAAAATAAAAACAGTATCTGAAAGTTTAGAAAATATAGATATTCCATATCATTTTGATAATTTTGTTCATTTTAGTTCTGCTACTGAACGTTTAAAAAACTTTGAATATAAATTAAAATTAATAGAATTATATGATAGTCAATTAAACCAAACAGATAAAATTACAGGAAATACATCTCAGTCTTCAGCTGTTATTTATGCCAAAAATTCAATTAACACTAAAAAGGAAAACCTAATTAAGGGTCTTGATGGCTACGAGCAATTTTTATATTTTGAATCTGGCACTTATTCTTGGCCTAAACAAAATTCAACTAATCCTTATACATTACATTCAATAACTTCTTCAGAAGCTAAAATATGGTTAGGGGATAGTAGAGGAGCTTATCCACATTATGGGGGTCAACTTTTATCTGCTTCTTTATTTGATAAACAAAATGAATATGCTTTAGAAAAAATAATCCCTTCTTTTATTAAGGAAAATTCAGATAATAATTTATATATTAGTTTTACTAATATGGTAGGGCAACATTTTGATTCAATTTGGACTTATATAAAAGCAATTACTGAAACTAAAAATGCAACCCACACACAAGGAAGTATTTCAAAAGATTTAGTTTATTACCAACTTAAAAGTTTAGGCATTGAATCTTTTGATCAATTTGAAAATTCAAATTTAATAGAATATATTTTAGGAGAAGGATCTGGTAGTAATCAATATGATGTAGAAAATTTTTACTCATCTTCAGGTATACCCTCTGAAACAATGATAACTGCTTCAAATGATGGTTCAATTCCTAAAGGAGATATAGCAAAAGAAATTTGGAAACGATTATATCACAACGCACCTTATCTTTTAAAAACTAAAGGAACAGAAAGAGGGATTAAAGCATTAATGAGTTGCTATGGTGTTCCTTCAACTATATTAAGTATAAAAGAATATGGTGGATCTACACCTGTAAGTGGTCCTTTAAAAGACTTAAAAACAGCAGATTTTTATAAAACATTTACATATGAAAAAGCTAGTTTAGCTTTAAATGGAAATTCTGGAACAGGAGGATTTTTTATAAAAACAAATTGGTCTTCTTCCTTAACAGATGCTTTATCTGCTTCTGCTAAAACAGTAGAATTTAGAATTAAACCTGTAAGATCAGTAAGCCAATATCATTTATTTGGTTTATCAGGTAGTAATGCTGCTAAAGATCCACATTTAGTTTTAACACCGTACACAGGAAATGATATATCTTCTTCGGGGGATGCTTCCCAATATGGTAAACTAGATTTATATATTAATAATAGTATAGTTGAATCTACATCTAATTTTCCTATATATAATGGTGATTTTTGGAATATCCATGTGGGTACACTAGGAACATCTGGGAGTAGTGCTGAAGTTCAGTTTGGAGCTTATCAAGCTAATTTTAATAAAAATATAAGTAAATATGTAACCTCTAGTACACAAACAGAAGCAGATAGACAATTAACATTTGGAGATCCATTTAATGGGGGAAACAATATAGGGGGAGCATTACATGTTTATTTTGGGGGAGTACCCGCTAACGGAGCAGCAGCCTATAATACAATAGATACTTTAAAATATTCAGGTTCATTACAAGAAATTAGATATTATTTTGGTGAATTATTATCTGATAGTACTCTTACAAAACACGCTCTTGAACCATTTATGTATGCAGGTAATTCTATTTCATCATCCTATAATAATGTAGTATTAAGATTACCCTTAGGGTCAAATGATATACAAGATAGTGGAAGTTTCCACCCTAATATAGATGTAGATTATTTAGGAATGATAAATGGTGCTTCAAGTTCTATGTCTTCACAGCAATTTGAAGAAATAATAGAAACTCATTTTTTACCAACTCCTGATACTGTAGGTATTTCAACTACAAGTGAAAAAGTTAGAATAGATGAGGGTACAGTAAATGAAAATATATTATCTCCATTTAAAAAATTTGAAACATCTACACTAGATAGACAACCACAAGATTTTGAAGATTTAGGAATATTTTTTTCACCTACAAATGAATTAAATGAAGATATATCCTACCAGTTAGGAGCATTTAGATTAGATGATTATATAGGTTCACCCCTACCTTCAGAACAAACATCTTCTCAATATCAAGATTTAAAAGAAATAAAAGATGAATATTTTAAAAGAGTAAAGAATAAATATAATTATGGAGATTATATAAAAACTATTCAATATTTAGATCATACATTATTTAAACTTATAGAACAATTTGTTCCTTTTAGAGCTAATTTAAAAACTGGTTTAGTAATAGAACCACATTTTTTAGAAAGATCTAAATTTCAAAGAACATTACCTATAAGATCGGATGCTCAAACAGCTATACCAGGAACACATCAAAATATAGAAACTAATTTAACTTTAAATTATAATAGTGGTTCTATTTACTCTTTAGAAGATTCTAGTGTAGTTAGTGTAAATAATTTATCTTTTACTACTTCAAGTAAAGGAAAAAGATTAGATCAAGGTACTAATGGTACAATTTTTATTTATGACGATCATTTGGATCCCTCAGAAAAAGATATTAATAGAGAAAATAATCAATCGGCCCAAGCTCCTATTCAACCTTTTTTAAGCACTAAACCTTTTGGCTATATATCACATGAATCTAATATATTACTAGGAAATGCACCAACTGGAAGAAAATCTAATAAGTATTATAAATATAAAGAATATATACTAAAGTAATATGCCAATTAACGAAAATTTTATATCACCAGGTTCTACAACTCCTAATTATCCAGGAACAAACAATCCTGTTACACATAGTTTTGATGATAGACAATTAACAGCAGAATTTGATGATGCTTTAGTAGACCAAAAGGCCTGGAAAAATTCAAGATATGATGGTTCTAAATTAACTGCTGCTAAAATAAATAAATTTACGGCAGGAGATGAAAGTTATCAAAACCAACCTACTTTATTAAAACAAACCACAGCATTATATATTGCTGATTCTATTATTGGGGGTGAAGAAGATAATAATTTTACAACAATAAAAAACCACTCTTATGTAAATATAAGTAAAATATTAATAATAGATTCAGATACTAACCAAGTTCAATTAATAGATAAAGCTACAGAACCTTTTACAGAGTTTCAAAGATTTGTTACAAGTGATTTCGAAACAGGAACTAAATGTACTGTTAAATTAATAGATGAAACCCCTTCAGATTTACAAAATTTTCATAGAGTAAAAATGAATAAAGGTAAACTACTTAAAAGTTTTGCTTTTAATTTTGCTGGAGAAACTAATGATTCAAGTTCATTTAATGACATATTAACTGAAAATAATTCAATATATTTTTATAAATCTGGATCTTTTAAAGATAATGTTGCAAGATCAGGATCTGTATCTCCCACTGTAACTGGGATAGACCAAACAAATGCTTTAAGATTAAGATATGGAGTTATAGAATTATTTGATGCCCAAGTATCTAATACAAATGTAGGACACTTTTTTGATATAAGAAGAGCAGGTCCTTCTTTTGCATCTTCATCTATACATGAAAATAAATTTACACAACAATATTATTCTGGGGCTTTTGGTACTATTTTACATCAACCTATTGACTACACAGCTTCAAGCAACTCAGATACTTTAAATGCTTCTGGTTTGGGTTCTGCTAGTAGATTTTTAGGAATTGATACTTTAAATTTTTTATCAAATAATATTTCGGATACCTCATTAACCCAACAAGAAAAAACTGAAGTACATATTACATTTTTTAAGGGTACAAAAGATTTTGCTCCAGGATTTAATGATGAAAGAAGCATAGGAACATTTGAAGTAGATCAAAATATAGGAAATTTATACATTCAAGAAGGAGATTCATGTAATGGAGGTTTACCTACAAACCATGAATTAATTTTTAAAGGAAGAGATGATGGAAGATTTTTACCTACACTAAATACATTTGCTGACACTATACAAAATGCTCATTTAGAATCCTCTAGTGTAACTACAACAGGAACATTAGATGGTAATGGATGCGCATCATTTGGAGCTATGGTAACTAAATCTTCTGCTGATAGTAATATTCATTCTGGAGTGAGTGTACTAGGTACTAATGTAACAATAGATATAATAGAATCAATTCAATGTTATGTACAAGGAGGAGCTTTAGGTCCTATAGGTAATGAAGGAGCTTTATCGGGGTCAGTATTTACTGATGGTGGTGCTTTTGGTGGTTCCGCAGATGGATCTATTACTACTTCTGCTCAAGGTCAAACTTCTCAAATAGGTAACATGACAATAGATAATTTTTATTCAGGGTCATTTGATTATGAAATGTCATTTTTAGATAAAGATCATACTTTAATACTAGATTTAAATAAAGATGTTGAATTACAAAATGGGATAGGTAGTAATGGAGTAATAATTATACCTGAAACTGCTACTTCTCAAATAGCTAATAATATAGAATTTTATTTAGCACAAGCGGGAATAGTAGAAAATACAGTCGGATTAACTCAAAACTTAAATTACTCTCAAACACCACCACCAGGAGCTCAATAATAATTTACACTTTTTTAAAAACATATATATTTATAACAAAACAAAACAATAATGGGATACTTAGATAATAGTTCAATTACAGTAGACGCGATTTTAACTAAAAGAGGTCGTGAGTTACTATCTAGAAATGATGGTTCATTTCAAATTACACAATTTGCCTTAGGAGATGATGAAGTCGATTATGGTTTATTTAATGAAACACACCCAAATGGTACTCAATATTCAGCTGAAGCAATTGAAAATATGCCTTTAATTGAGGCTATTCCTAATGGAGCTAATATAATGAATTCAAAATTAATCACTCTAACTAGAGGCGCGAATGCTATTCCTTTTATTACACTTACAAATGGGTCTACTACACTTAGTGTAAACCAAAACCAACAATTTACTATAGCAGCAGAAACTTTCAATTTAACAGGAACTAATGTAGCCCAAGCAGAGGAATATATATTTACTGTTTTAGATAGTAGATTAGTAATACCTGGATCATTTACAGCATCAGGAACAAATTTACCAACAGCAGCTGATATAGCAGAATTTAATACTATTGAAACCTCTTTATCTGTAAGGGGTACTTCATTAACTGCTAGAGCTACCGATTCAAATGCATTATTTAGTTCAACAGTTACTTCAAGAACTACAAGTGTAATTGTAGAAGGTGTAACATCGGGAGCTATATTATCTGTTTCATTAACTGTTAATAAAACTACGTAAAAATAAAATATAATGTATACAAGATTTGGAGATAATGATATAGTTACTAGACAAGCACAAGAGTTAGTAACATCAACATGGACTAATAATACAAATAACTTACAAGTAGCTCATACAGCTTCTTCGCAAGCAGATTTCTCATCAGCTACTAGTTCGGGACAATTTTTTATTGAAGTATATAATGGGGTTTCTTCAGAATCTACTTCAGAAGTCCAATATGCTTTAGCTTATGGACATAGAGTAGGTTCAGGTTCACCTGACTTTACTAATGACACTGGTTCATTTGGGTTAGGAGCATCTAGAGTAATATATAATCAATACAGACAATTACATTATAATGATGATACTACAAACTTTATGTTCGGTACTCATATTCCTGATGATATTTATGTAATTAATATTAATAGAGCAAGATATAAACAAAGATTAACTCTTGGATCATTAAATTTAAATATATCAGGAGCGTCATTCTCTCCAACAGTAGATGGAGCTGAAATATCACAATCTATAATTCATCTTACTGATGATAGTGTTACAAATGGCCAATTTGCAGATTCAAATTTAGGACCTGTATTTAGAATAGTATCAGGTACTAATGGAGTAGTAAGTGGATCTGTAACAAATCAATTAACACTTAATGGAAGTGCTTCTAATTATGGTAATTTTTACCCACAAGCAGGTTTAGTAGTCTTAAATGGAGATGCATTTCATGGAGGTTTAAACCCAGCTACAAATACGGGAGCTACATCTAATACAGATAGAAATCATCGAAAATTATTTAATCATATTTCAGCAGCAGGAAGTTTTATAGTAGATACTACTGAAGAAATTAATTCACAATTTTATTTTGTAAGAGCTCGAAATGATCAATATAACTATACTAATAATGATTCTTTTGTAGATTCTAGTAATAATATTAGATTTGATTCTATGAAACTAAATCCAAAAGTATTTATTACAACTGTTGGTTTATATAATGATGCTTTTGAGTTATTAGGTGTAGCTAAATTAAGTCAACCAGTTACTAAAGATTTTACAAAAGAGGCACTCATTAGAGTAAAATTAGACTACTAAAATGTCACTTAAATGGGTTTATCATACATTTATAAAAAATTTTCTGCACAAGACTTTGCAATAGTCCCTTTTAATGCACACAAGCAATATAATTTTACTTCAGCATCTGCTGCTTCAAACCAAGTAATCCATTATAATACTAGTTATACTTCAGAATCTATATCCCAATATAGTTCAGCTAGTTCTGCTTATGGAGGTGATTCTAAAAATGTGACTAAATATAATCAATTAGATCATTTATTTTATAGAGATTATACACAAAAATTTGGTGTAAAAAAAGATAAGATAGATTATTTAGATAATAGAAGAGATTTATATGAAGTTGCTAATATAATGTCAATCCCATCAGGATTATATGGTTTTAAAATAAAAAAATCATCTTTTTATTTATCTTCAAGTATATATCAATTAGTAGATGATTCAAAGGGAAATTTAATTATAAGTGGAACAAATGTATCTCAATATCCTAATGATGTACAAGAAAATATATTTAGATTAGATCCTATAAAAGGATTTAAAAAATATGATTTAAGTACTCATGAAGAAGATTATGTAGAAGTAGTTGGTGGTGATTATATAACCGATAACTTTAGAATAATAAATAAAAATTATTTTAGAAAAGGACTTAAAAAAGCCTCTGTACCTTTAAATTATAGTTCTGAAGAAAAAATTCCAAAAGAGTATTATAAAAAAGATTTAGATGATAGTTATTTTTTAAATGAAATAAAATATGAAAATATAACTTTTGTAAAAACTAATGATTTTCCAAGTTTAAATTTTAATAGTATAGAAAATTCTTCTATAAGAGTTCCTCATAATAAAAGACTTAATTTTAGTACAAATCAAGATTTTTCAATATCATTTTATGCAACCCCCTCAGCAACAGGATCTGATGGGGATATATCAGAAACCGAAAAAAGATATATAATATCTAAAAATGGAACAGAAAAATTAATTACAACAGGTTCTGAACAGCAAGATGTAGCAACTATTAGTCCACAATTCCCATATGAAATTTATATGCAAAGTCAGTCTTTATTCTTTGCTAGATCCGATGGAAAAACAATAACTACTATAAATAGTGAAATTACAGCTAGTGGGGGGACCTCTCAAAACTTATCCCATGTATTATGCCAATTATCTTCTTCTGTAATGCAAATTTGGTTTAATGGAAATAAAATAGCTGAGTCTACAAGTAATCTTACAAAATCAACAAGAAATAATTCAGATATATTTATTGGTTCTAAAGGAATCTTAACAACTTCAGATACAAGTAGTATAAAAGGAAATAAACATTTTAATGGAAAATTAAGCAATATTAATATTTGGACACGGCCATGGTCAGAAACTCAGATAGCTAATATATCTGAAAGTATAAATGCTTCACCATATATTGGAAATATATTTTATGAAAGTGGATTAGTAGCAATAACTCACCCAAAATATCAAACTATAATATCAGGCGCTACAGGAGATGGTATTATTAATACTTTACAATTTCAAGGTTCCCATTTAATATATGAGCATGAATACCAATGTACAGTTCAAGAACATGAATTTAACACAACTTTAAATTCATCTGCCCTAGATCAAACAGATTCAAACCCTTATAAAATATCAAGTTTTACGACTAGTTCACATTTTCAACCTTATGTTACAACAATTGGTTTGTACAACGAAAATAACGAATTATTAGTAGTAGGTAAATTAGGACAACCTATAAGAAAGTCAGATAAAACTGATATGACTTTTATACTTCGCTGGGATACCTAAAATACTCTTCGTACATTAAAGGTTATGTGGTATTATCAAGAAAAACAAATAAACGAAATTTCTGACCTTCCTAAGGAAGCATTCGGGTTTATTTATCAAACAACTCACTTACCAACTGGAAAAAAGTACATTGGTAAAAAATCTTTAATTTATAATTTAAAGAAAAAAATAGGCAAAAAAGAAAAAGCACTTTGGGAAGGAAAAGGACGACCTCCTATGTACAAACAAGTACAAAAAGAAAGCGATTGGAAAACTTATTATGGTTCACATTCTTTTATTAAAGAAGCAAATAATGAAGATTTAGAAAGAAAAATACTACATGTGGCTTTTAATAAAAAAGAACTTACATATTTAGAATGTAAATATCAA